GATCCCAGCGTACAGGACCGGATTGACAAATTTAATAATGTCCAAAAGGTCCGAATACTCTTGGGAACTAAAAAAGGCTTTTATGGATTTAAACCCGATTAGGACTTCGTCAATACCGCCTACGACCGCGATAAAGGCGTCCGCTAGGCCCTCCACAATTGTCGTCAAATTTGCGATGGTTTCTTTACCCTCTTTAGACTTAGCCCATTTGGCAAAATCTTTAAGGTAGGGGAGGAACTTTAGGCCGATAGTTTCTTGTAAGTCGTGAAAGACGTCTTGGAGGTCTTGGAGGCCACCTGCGGCGGTGTTGCTTGCGTTCTCGTCGGCGGTTTTGTATTTCGTGGCCAAAGAGGCGATCAGGTCGCGCCCCGTTTTGGAACTGGTGTTGACTTTGTTTAATTCCGGAAACAATTTTAAAAGGGCGGTTTTGTTGCCATTGTATGCCTTGCCTAAAGCGGTGCTAACGGTTTCTAGTGGCTTGCCCGAAGCCACCGACAGGTCCATTCCCACTTTAAGCAGGCTTTGGGCTGTTTTGACGTTGTTTGTAGCGTCAACTAATCGGCCTAATGCTGGGCGTAAATCGTCGTCGGCGAACGTAGACCCAATTTTGATGGCGTCAATAAAATTCTCAACGGCCACCGTGGTTGCTTTAGTGCTTCCTTTGACGCGTAGGACCGCCGAGGACAGCCGGCTCATAGCCTGTTCCTCGTCGATTGCCGCCTTTACAGATGAAATCAATATCCCGCCAAGTATGCCCAGCGCCGCGCCCGCTCCGGCGGCGGCAATTTTGATACCTTTTGCGAAACCTTTAGTTTTTTTGCCCGCGTTTTTTAAGGCTTTTTCCAGGCCTTTAGCGCTGCCTAGGATGTTGACGACTAGATTAGCTGGGCCCGCCATTAGCGTTTGCTCCTTTGACTTGGGCCGTGGCTTTGTCGACGGCTTTGACGTATTCCGGCAGCCACTTCGTTTGGGTCGTGACTGCCGCCCTGCTCAAAAACTGATTTTCGCGGATGTGTCGATCAGGCCATCCCCAGTGGATGGGACCGGCATACAGAACCGCGTTATTGCCGCCGAGAATACCCGCCTTCGTTCGGGAAACCCTGACGCGCATACTGCGGGCGAGAGTCCCGGAACGTCGCGGGGCCCGCGCCCGGCCCTCGGCTAACACTATTTTGGCGGCCGCTCGCCCAGCCTTTGACAGGTCGCGAACGTCAAGGCCCGCCGCGTTCATTTCTTTCACGAGTTTGTCCACGCCTTCGACCTCGACCCGAGTGTTCAGCGGCCGGGGCATCGTCTAGGCCGGGGTGACGGTGACGTCGCCGACGACTTCCCACTCCGCGGTTGTTGTCAAGCGCTCCCCTACCTGGCCGCCGACCTCGATGGCGAGGACCTGAACACTCCCGGAGTACGTCGGGGCGCTTGGTCCGGGGGTCCAGCTAAAGGGCTGCTCGGTAGTGTCCGTCGTCCAAGAAAAGGCGATCAGGCCTTCGGCGTCGTCAAAGTCTTGGATCGCCTCTAGGGCTAGGGTGTTGCGGCGGCGCAAGGCGGGCATGATTTCGGAACCGTCTAGGACTTCGAGGCGTGCGCCCTGTTCCTCGTGGCTTGGGGTGATGCGGACGTTTGTGGCTTGGGTGGCATAGGACACACCGTCTAGGGTGAGTACGCCGTCGCGGACGCGGGAGTCAATAATCGTCATTTCTAATTTGACCTTTCCAGGGTGAGGGTTAGAGCTGGGGCACCGTCGCCGGTGCTCCCGAGGGTGTAGGTGGATGGTTCGATACTTGATGGGTCTAGGGCGTCGACTAAGACGTCCAGCATGGAGTCCAGGGTGGCTAGTGCGTCAGCGGTTCCGGTGCCACCTGGGGCTACGATGTGGATTTGGTGGCGGATGTTGTAGTGCCCCATTGTTAGGCGCTCGATGGATGGTGGGTCTATGACTACGCAAGGCGGGTTTACGCTCATCGGGTCGTCCGTCACGCGGATGCCTAGGGCGTTTATTTCGTCCCACATAGCGCCCATGACGGTCGCATAAGTTCCCATTACTCCACCTCGATCGGGCCGTCAACGGCTGGCGGCGTATAGCGGCCGATGCGGAGCAAGCGGGCCACCTCGGGATCGGTGCGTGCTGAGATTACCCCACCCATCGAGTCAAAACCTGCCGCGCCCAGTGGTGCGTTGCGGCTGGAGTAAAGGCGCCCGGCGAGCATGATCGCCCCGGTCCGGGTCCGGTAGTCCCACTCTGTCGCGTCGACGTGTGACAGAGAGTTGACGTAGTCCGTAGCCGCGTCCGCTGCGTCCTGGAGCCATGCCGCGTCCGCTGAGTCTTGGAGGCGTAGATAGTTTTTTACATCCTCACCCGTGACTAGCGGCTCGGCCATAGTCGTCGTCCTTTCCGATGGGTGGTGCCGGGACCCTCGGGGGTGAAAGTCCCGGCACCTGGGGGCTACGCGTCGCGCTGGGAGGCCCGAAGCGCGTAGCGGCTTATGGTGCCTAGTCCAGCTCTGCGACTGCGAGGCCCGCGGGCTGGTTGACAACCGTAGCGCAATATCCGAACAGTCCGGCGTCAATGCCACCGTTGGCCACGTTGGCCACGTTGACGCGCAACGCTGGCGCCAGTTCGTGGAAGGATGCGGCGTTGCGGGTTCCGGCGATGACCTTATTTGCGGCAATAAAGTCCGACACAAAAAGGGACGTGGAGCCGAACGAGCCGGTGCCGTCCAGGCTCAGCGAGCCGCCCAGGAAAGCAAGGGCGTCTTGGACGTTTGTCGCGGCCATCGCGGCGTACACCTCGGTCGAGATGCCGATAAACGATGGGGTTCCGATTGGCATAACGCTCATGGCGGCCTGGACGATGGTGCCCAACGCGGTCGCGTTTGTGCCGGTGTCCGTTGCCTCGGCCTCTAGTGAGGTGTAGCAGTATTCGTCCGAAAGGCGGGCGTATGACTCTGCCATCGCGGCCCAGTAGCCCATGACGTAGTCACTAGAGCCGAGGTCGAAAAAGGCGCGGTCAATGTCGTGCGCTCCTGCGAGGCGTACGACGGGGACCTCGATGGCCTCGGTCGTTGCGGCGTTTGATGCCACGGCCTCTTTGTCGCCGTCGTAGTTGTCGACTACGGGCGCGACGTTCCAGCGCCATCCGGTGACCTTTAGGGACGTGACGGGGGCGCCTGCGGCAACTGCGGGAACGAAACGGCGGGTGTAGTTGACGCCCTCGAAAACGTGGCCGAGCCATGTGTCGGGGTACACGTCAGCGTTCGCCGTGTAGGTGATGTCCGTAAGGGCGGCTTGGAGCTGACCCATCGGGATCTCGCCGCGGTTAGCCTGGGCGACCATAGTCGCGGCCTGCGTTGCCGTGAGGCGCGGCGAGGTACGGGCGGCGATGGTGGGGGTCTGCGCGGCGGCCACGGCCACGGGGGCCGGGGTTTCCACGACAGGGGCAGGGGCGGGCTCGGGTGCCACTGCCGTTGCGGCGATAGCGGAGGCGGCAGCTGAGGCCGCGATTTCCTCGACCGTGGTGGCCGGGGTACCGGCGTCGCCGGTGAGGTGTGCGCTCGCTGTGAGGCGGCGCGGGGTTTGGCGCTTGCTCATTTGATTATCCTTCGGGGTTGGTTATGGTACGGGCGGCGTCCCATGCGGGAACACTAACGGATGAAACCTCTCTGAGTATTGCCTTACTAACGACGAGGACGCCGTCGCGGTCGGTTGACGCCTGGATCACGTCTACACCGACAGACCAGCCCGATCGCATATGAGCGGCCTGGAGTTCTGTTTCCCAGTTGTCCGGCGCTGTGAAGGTCCCCACTAGCGCCGCAGGTGTGTCAAGGAACGACGTGCCGTGGCCGACAAGGCGGTTTCGGTCGTGCTCCATTAGCCATGCCACGTTTTGGGCCGCGGTGATGTTCACCGAGCCACGGGCGAAACGGGTCGGCCCAGCCGAGGTATTGGCGACACTGTCCCACGGGAGGATCGTGGCGTGGACGGTACGGGCGGGGCCGTCAATGGACGCCACGGGGGCGTCGGATGCTGTCAAATAAATCGTGGTCATCGGGTCACCGTTCCCGGGGTTCCGGTTTCGCGGCGGCGTAGTTCCTCGATGGTGTACACGCCGGACGTGATGGCCACCTGGTACGCGGCCATCCGGTCCGCGAAGGATGCGCGAAGGATCGTGGAGTCAAGGTCGAACACTGCCATCACGCCGGGGCTAGAGATGTCGTCCATGCTGAGTCGTTGCTCGATGGGTGTGGTGTAGGTG